AAATGTCAAACAAAAAGATTTCCGAATTAGTTAAAGCAACATCATCTAATGCTACTGACGAATTTGTATTAAGTAGGGGAGCAACTAATGTAAGTATACAATCCCAATACATATCGGCTCTATCAGCATCATACGCTTTAACAGCATCATATGCAGTATCTTCATCTGTAGAGATTAAACAAGAAATAACTTCATCATATGCTGAAACAGCTTCATACTCTTATTCAACTACTATATTAAGTGGATCAGCTTCAGATGCTAGGAATGAGTTAGTAACTAAAATAAGTGGATCATCGATAGCACCTATAGCTTCTTTAAGCGCTTCACTAACAGTAACAGATCAAATAATAAGCTCATCAGTAGCTACATTAAGTGGATCAGCTTCAGATGCAAGGAACTTAATAGTTGCCGACAACTTAGTTTTAAGTGCATCTTTAACACTAACCAACCAAACAATAAGTTCATCAGTAGCTACATTAAGTAGTTCAACAGCGGCATCATTAACAGCTTATAGTGCCTCAGCAGCTATTTATTTAAGTTCTTCAATAACATCAGCTACTGTATTAACTTCATCATTTTCAGAAACTTCATCATTTTCAGAAACATCATCATACTCATTAACTTCAATATCATCATCACACGCTTTAACAGCATCATATGCTATATCATCATCTCATGAGATTGTACATGAAATTAGTTCTTCATATGCTGAAACAGCATCATATGCTCTAAATGGAGGTGGTAGTACAAACCCAACTAATAACTTTGTCCCACTTAGAAGTGATGCTACTACATTTATAGATTCTCCTATATCAGTTAGAACAGGATCAATTTCGTATCAACCATCATCAACAGTAACTACAGGTGCTCTCTCATTTCCACCAAGCTCAACATTTGATTTTTCAAACTTAGGAAATGGAGCTAGTTTATACACTTTAGCTGATTTCTCAGGGTTTACTATTGGTAAAAGGATAAGAATTACAGACACTGTAGGTACAGCTGATGCCATAATTGGAGGTTTTAATGACCCCACCGAAGTAAGGAGAATAGACCTTCTTCCAATCCCTGGAGTTGATTATAGTGGTGCTCCTACATTATCAAACGCTAATGGAATTCTTACTTTTACTGAGTTAGAAGAAGTAACTACATCAGGATTAACACACATAACAGGAAGTATTTTTGGAGAATCTATTAGTGGTTCATTTACAGGTTCATACTTAGGAAATTTAGAAGGCACATCATCATATGCTGTAACAGCATCATATGCTTTAAATGGAGGTGATGGTGGTAGTAGTGGATTCCCATCAGAATATGTGACCTCAGATATTACAGCTGAAAAAAATAAAACATATATTTTTGAACAATCAACAGCATATACATTAACATTACCCCTATCCCCAACCAATGGAGATTCAATTCAAATTTCTAATAGATCTAATATAGGAACTAATGTATTAGGCAGAAATGGTGAATTAATAATGGGTGGTGCAGCTAATCTAGCTTTAGATTTAGCAACAGCGGCATTTACATTAACATATGCTGGAGGAACTCAAGGGTGGGTTATAATAGGAGCAGGTGGTGGAGCTACTACAGGAAGCGCAGCACCTTTAACTACAGGAAGTATTGAATATCATATGTTAGATGACTCATTCAAAACAAGAGCATCCAATGTAACATTATCATCAGGCACAACATCAGCAGTTATTGATTTTGATTCAAGTGCTGTTTTTGAAATAACAACACCAACTGATACTACAGCTACAACATTAAATTTTGACAATACTAAAATTGGCATGAGTAAAATGGTATTGATTGTCAATCAAGGAACAGCAGGAAGCGGTGCAATTACTCTCGGACAAACAGTAGGTACAGGAACATTTATAAGATCCTCATCTGATGATATCGTAAGAACTGCATCAATCACAAATTACTTACAAATAACTTGTATCGGAGAATCAGGAGATGACAGAACATTTATTTATACAGTAGGAACAGCTCAATAATATGTTTTTATTAAGAAATATACACGTAGAACAAACTGTGGTCCCATCCACTTTTACTTCAACCTTAGACTTTACTTCGGTGACAGGTACAGGATGGGTATTAAAAAATGGGAATGCAGGCTCACCAAGTTCGACTATTCCATCAAAAATATACACAGTAGGTCCTCAAAGTGTAGGATATGATTATGGTAATGTTTTTTTATGGTTAGAGTCTACAACAGGCTTTCCTTTCGATACTATTTATGGTGCAGGTAACCAAGCATCAGTTTATTGTACTACAAATGGTACAAGCACTAATCGAGCTATAGCATATGGTGGACGTATACGATTACAAATAGGTTTTAATAACCAAGGAAGTACCAATACAACAATGTTATACCAAGGGAGCGTTAACCCTCCTACATCATAACTACTAAATGATTCTATAATATTTATAATAAAACATACATATGAACATTCCTATCTGGCCTGGCTCATCATCATTCGATCCTAAATCAAACCCAACACCTTATGGGTATTATGACGATGATCATGATTTCCAGCAATCCTCAGACCAATTCGCTAGATTTGCTGCACAGAATTTAGGATATCCCATAGTTGATGTTGAACTTCAAGATATTAACTTTTACAATGCTTTAGAAAGAGCTACAACAGTTTATGGTAATGAAGTATTTGCATTTAAGATTAGAGATAATCAACTATCAATAGAAGGTGGTGATGCTCAAGTCGATTTATCTAATGCTATAGTAACCCCATCTATGGCTGGTACTATTAGAATAGCTCAACAATATGGTGCTGAAGCAGGATCTGGTGGTAATATAACTTACCATACAGGTAGTATAGTGATGGAAGCCAATACACAAGATTATGATTTAAATACTTGGGCTAAGTCTCAAGGATTAGATAAAAAAGGTGGTATAGAGGTAAAAAGAGTATTTTACGAAGCTCCACCTGCAATAACACAATATTACGACCCATACTCAGGTACTGGATTTGGATTCCAAGCAATGTTTAACTCATTTGGGTTTGCTTCAATGTCACCAGCAACTAACTATTTAATGATGCCTTTATCGTTTGATTTACAAACAATACAAGCAATTGAAATGAATGAACAAGTTAGAAGATCTAACTATTCGTTTGAATTAATAAATAATAGGCTTAAAATATTCCCTATCCCTACAGCAGACTCAATGATACGTTTCGAATATATTATAAAAAATGATAGAATGGCTGCGGTTGAAGGTGATTTTGGTGAAGGTGTAGCTAATACAATAACATCAGTAGCTGATGCACCTTATAAAAATCCCATATTCTCACGTATAAACTCTGTAGGTAGAGAATGGATTCAAGAATACGCTTTAGCTTTAGTTAAACAAGTACTAGGTAATATTAGAGGTAAATATGCTAATCTACCAATACCAGGAGCGGAGATAACACTCAATGGTTCAGAATTAATAACTCAAGGTACACAAGAAAAGGAAGAGTTAATAGTAAGATTAAGAGAGTATTTAGATAGTACATCTAAACAAGCATTATTAGAAAGAAGAGCAGCAGAAGGACAATTTGTTAAAGATGAATTGTCTCAAGTTCCATACACAATCTACGTAGCATAATACATAAATAACATATGTGCGCATTATTCGCAGGCCAAAGAGACGTATCTCTATTAAGGAATCTTAATAGGGAGATTATGGGTGATATAATCACCCAACAAGCAGCATTCTATAGATACAAGACTGAAGAAACTAAAGTCAATATGTATGGAGAAGCAGCAGGTGAAAAGTTCTTTGATGGTCCATTCCTATTCAACTGTCTTATTAGTAGACAAGATCAAGTATATCCTGAAAGTGAACTTGGTGTAAACTTTAACCAAGGTATGACGTTTGCATTTTTTAGAGACGATTTAGTTGATTCTATGTATGTACCTGAAGTTGGTGATATAGTATTATATCAAGAAGGATATCATGAAATCGATAATCTAACTGCTAACCAATATTTTGGAGGTAAAAATCCATCATACCCCAATAATCAAAACCCACTAAATCCAGGATTAGAGAAGTTTGGTTCTAGTATATCGATTATAGCATCTACTCATTACGTTCCTTCGGATAAGTTAAATATATCACCAAGTATGGAAAGAATGTAACTATGGGAAACAACAACAACACGGGTTTAACCCCATCGCAAATATTCGAACGATCTTATAATGCCGCTCAAGGTAGAACACCTGCTATACCTAACGTACCTGTATCAAAACGAAACTTAAAACCTCGTCCTAAAACACAGGTTGAGTTATCTAGAGATGATCAAGAACCTTATGATTTAACTAATCTAGGTAATCCAAATCAGGCACCTAATAACAACGAACAACAAACAGGTATTGATTTTAATAGATCATCTAAACTATCAGTTAAAAACGATGCGACTAAACCTTTTAAAGTTGGTTTACAAGACGTTGATGAAGCAGTATTTTATTATTTTAACAACGTAATACAACCTTTTGTTTACCAGAATGGAGGACGTTTACCTGTACCTGTAATATATGCTTCACCTGAACGATGGAAATCAGCTCAAAAAGATGGTTACTATAGAGATAAAGGTGGATCTATTATGTTACCATTAATCGTAGCACAACGTAACTCAATAGAAAAAGATAGATCAGTTACAGCTAAGATAGATTCTAATAGTCCACATCTATATTATAGTTTAAATAAGGGATACAATAGTAAAAATTCATATAATAACTTTGATTTAATCAACAATCGTAAACCAGTTCATCAAACACAAGCTATTGTAGTTGGTGATTATGTAACTATAGATTATAGTTGTATTATGCAAACGTATTATATGGAACAACTAAATGCTTTAGTTGAAGCAATGGAATACGCTTCAGATTCATATTGGGGTGATCCAGAACGATTTAAGTTTAGATGTTATATCGATTCGTTCCAAACTGAAGCACAACTAACAGATGGTCAAGAACGACTAGTTAGAGGTTCATTTAATATTAGATTAAAAGGTCAGTTAATACCCGAAGTATTACAAAAAGATGTTTCAGCTTTAAAAGCATATAACTCAAAAGCTCAAGTAGTAGTAACACAAGAGACAGTACATGGGTTTGATTGCGACGGAAACGTTATTATATTATAGAATAATCACTAAATAAATAAAAATGGAAGATAAGTTATTAGAAAAAGAAGAGTTACAAACACTAAAAGATTTTAGAATCAAAGAAGAAAACATCATACTATCCTTTGGGCAGTTAGCATACCAAAGAGTACAACTAGATGAACAAGAAGATGATCTTTTGGATTTTAAGAAAAAATTCGACAAAGATCGTTCCGAATTTGCATCAACTCTCACAACAAAGTATGGAGATGGAACAATAAATATAGAAACTGGCAAAATAACGCCAACAAAATAAGTTTTTAAGAAAGGTTTTAGTATTTATAACAAACGAATAATACTAATAAACATATAAAATGGCAGAAACATTATTATCACCTGGAGTACTTGCAAGAGAAAATGACTCATCACAAGTATCACAAGGACCAGTAACCGTTGGTGCCGCTATTATTGGACCAGCTGTTAAAGGACCTGTAGAAATCCCAACTACCGTTACTTCATATTCACAGTATAAGTCAATATTTGGTGGGGCTGTAACAAGTGGCTCAGATAGCTACAATTATTTAACGGGTATTTCCGTTTACAACTATTTCCAAAACGGAGGAGAATCAGTATTAGTTACTAGAGTAACTAGTGGTTCTTTCAGTTCTGCTGAATCAACATCTGTTATCAACTCTGATACATCTAGTTCTTTCACATTAGAAACTTTATCTGAAGGAGATATCATGAACAACTCAGGGTCTCAATCAAAAGGAGCTTTAGAGTTAGGTACAAACGATAACATTCGTTGGGAAGTAGCATCTGTTAATGCTCAATCAGGACAGTTTAGTTTATTAGTTCGTAGAGGAAACGATAATAATAGAGACAAAACAATATTAGAAACTTGGACAAACCTATCTTTAGATCCAAAAGCTGAAAACTATATTGAATCAGTAATAGGAAACTCTAAAAAAGTAGTAATGAATGATGGTGGGGATTATTACATCCAAAGCCAAGGTACATTCAGTAATAAATCAAGTTTTATCAGAGTTAAAAGTGTACATACAAAAACACCAGATTACTTTGATAATAATGGACAAGCAAAAACAGCTTTCACATCTTCTTTACCTATAGTAGGTTCAGGTTCGTTTACAGGAGCAACAGGAGCGTTTTTTAATACAGCTAGTGCTGCTAATTTCTATGAAAACGTATCAACTGATGATATTCAAGGATTAACAGCTAGTGATTATGAGATAGCAGTTCAATTAATGGCTAATAAGGATGAATACAGATACAATTCAATATCTGTACCTGGAGTAACATCACAAAACGGTGCTGCTATCGTTTCATCAGTGGCTAATAACTCAGTAAATAGAGGAGATAATATTTCCATCGTAGATTTAGTTAACTACCAATCAAACGTAGGTACAGTAACTACTCAAGCGGCAGCTTTCGATTCTAGTTATGCTACTGCATACTGGCCATGGTGTCAAACAATTGATCCTGAAACAGGAAAACAAGTTTGGGTACCTGCATCAGTTATGATTCCAGGAGTATATGCTTACACAGATGCATCAGCAGATGCATGGTTCGCACCTGCAGGTTTAACAAGAGGAGCTTTAGGATCTGTTATTAGAGCAGAACGCAAATTACCTTCATCTACAAGAGATACACTATACGAAGCAAACGTAAATCCAATCGCTACTTTCCCACAAAGTGGAGTTGTAGTATTTGGACAGAAAACCCTTCAAAAACGTGCTTCTGCTTTAGAT